CTGGAAAGCCACCAAGCGCACAAACGCCATCCAGAGTACGAGTTCATCGGGGCGACCCTCGACGCGCTGACAAGCGACGGACAGGCGATTGTGGAGGCTAAAACCACCTCGATGCAGTACGACGAACTTCCGAAGCACATCATCATACAAGTGCAGGAGCAACTGGCTTGCGCCGGATTGCAGATGGCATTCGTGCCGGTGTTGATGCGGGGCCGCGACTTCAAGATATTTGAGGTCGAGGCAAACGAGACTTGGCAGGAGTGGATTCTGGAAAAGATGGCGCGGCTTTGGGTTCACGTTCAAGAAGGCGACCCACCGCCGCCTATGACCCTTGCCGACGTGCGCTCGATGTTCCCAGAAAGCGAGGAAAGCCGCCTGATGGCTTCTGATGAGGTCATCGAGTTGTGCGAAGGGCTGACCGAGATCAAGCGGCAGATCGCGGAACTGAGCGATAAAAAAGACGTGGTAGAGGCCGCGATTCAAGGCGAAATGGGAAAACACTCCACATTGGTGGATAGTCAGGGTAAAATACTCGCGACGTGGAAATCATCGAAACCGGGTGCTCGTTTCGACGCAAAAGCATTGAAAGAGGCAATGCCGGAAGTCCACGCGCAGTTCACGAAGCAAACCAACGGCTCACGCCGTTTCATTTTGAAATAGGAGAGAAAATGATTAGCACATCCGAAACACTCGGCGAACTTTCAACCGCGCTTGCCAAAGCGCAGGGCGAACTTACAGACCCCGAGAAAAATACCAAAGGCTATAACTACAAGTACGCCGATCTGCCGATCATGCTGAAAACGATCAGGCCAGTTCTAACCAAGCACGACCTTTCTTTCGTGCAGTTCACTTCCGGAGGCGACGATAACTTTGTGCAAGTCACCACGCGCCTAATGCATAAGTCCGGCGAATGGATGGAAAGCACGTTCTCGATGCCGATTGAGATCAAAAAGGGAATGTCGCTCGCGCAGAACATCGGCTCTACGCTTACCTATGCGCGACGATACAGCATCCAGTCGGTGGTCGGCATATCAGGCGATGCGGACACCGATCACAACGACGTGCGCCCTGACAAGAACGTCACGCCGACAATGCCGAAGCGCAACGGTCAGATCAAGGTCAAGAAGGTCTCATCGAATCAACTGATGGCGCAGATCGACCAAGCCACGAGCGGCGACGAACTGAACGCGATTATCGATCTGGCGAAAGAACTGCCAGACGATGAAAAGAACATGGTGCGCGATGCCTATCGGATCAAGCGCGATGAACTAACCACAACAACCCACTAGGGAGAGAAGCATGATTAAAAAAAACCTCGTAGTTGCCAACGGCAGTTATCAGACCGCTAACGGCGAAGAAAAAACCAGATGGGTAACCATCGGGGCTTTGCACGAACACAACGGCAAGGATTACATCACGCTCGACGCGCACATAAACCTCGCAGGGCTTGAGCGCAAAGAAGGCGATACGCGAATATTTGCCAACTTGTTCGATCCGAAGGAACGCGGCGCGGGAGCAAGCGCAAGCGCGGGACAACCGTTCGACGATAAGATACCGTTTTAGTCATGGACGATTTCATCAGCCAAGCGATTTTTTATTTGCTTATTTTTATCGGGTTCGGACTCTTGCTTGTCATTGCTGAATTTATTGGCGAGATGTTCCGCAATCCGATAAACTTTTTGGAAGCCAAACCGATCAGGAGAGATCAAAATGACACTTGAAGATAAAGAGATTCGATATTGGTTACGGCAACTGCGCCGCGATTATCTTTCGCGGATTGACGAGGTTAATGCCGCGCTCGACTCAATGCGAAGCGATGACATTTTTGAAGTCGGCAACAACACCACGCAAAGCGTTGAGTGCCATCAAAAGAATCTGCTCATCGAACTTGGATACCGAGAAGCAAACGAGCAAATCATTTTTCCACACACACAGAGAAAAGGCGCGTTAAGATTGGTCGGTACATCTCCTTCTGACTGATTGCGTCTCCATTGCCCCGGACTGGTTCTCATCCTCCTGCCAGTTCCGGGGCTTTTTTTAAAAGGGCCACTTTTCTAGTTAGGAAAACGCCCTTTTTTATTTGTTTGCCTGGCGCACAATGTGCGGTATAATAGTCGTGTTGGATAAACAAACCGAAAACAAAACAGGAGATAAAAAAATGGAAATGCAATTTGGAATTACGTTGAGCACCAAAGGCAAGTTCGGTCAGTACACCTACAACGAATTAGCCCACTTCGTTGAGTGTACCTACGATTCTGTTAAGCCTGATGAATTAGCCGAGCAGTATCGAGAGTTTCTTAAAGCCATCATGGCGGGCAAGGTCAAGAAGACCACTTTGGTTTCATACGACCTGCTCGAACTTTTGTGTGACGACTTAGATAACCGAGCGAGCATTGATTATCTCGAGGGCAACTATAGCGAGGAGGATGAGCCGGAGATTGTCAAAGGCGGATTCCACTTTTTAAAGAAAGCCGCCGAACTTCGGAATCATCTTATCGATGCCCCGGTGATCTATCAAGTCTAACTGAGGAGGATTCATTATCCGAAACGCCCGCGAGGGCGTCTTAGACAAACAGGAGATAGAAAATGAATACTACAGTCGATTGGAGCAAGACCTATCACCCCGAAAATGTAGATGAAATAAAGCGGCCTACAGATTGGGGTGCGCGTGTGACTTTCAGCAAGTGCGGTCGATTCGTCATTTCCAAAGAGCACACGGGCTACGTTTGGTGGACTCTTTATGTCGAATCGGAGTATGACGAGTTCCGCACCTACGACGGCAGATCGTGGAAGGAAGTTTCTGTCTATGAAACCCTCTGGCTTGCCAAAAAAGGAGCCGAAGAATTATCCAAATTCGTTTAATTAAACAGGAGATAAAAAATGACATTCGCCAAATTTGAAGTTCGCACAGCAGACCTTTCTACCGACTTTGGTCGAGAGATCGCGGAGAAATGGTTTCCCGGTAAGGTCGAGGGTCTGCCTCGATACGTTCGCGGTAAGAAGAAAGGCAAACTGAAAGGCGTCGTCTCGTGGGTCAAGATCACGAAGGGCGGTTGGTTCGGCGGTTACGGTGCTGTAAAGGAAGGTCGTTGCATCAATCAGTTGTTGCATTTCGACAGGAATTTTGAGTGTGTGATCGAAGATCGATGTGAGGGTCACTTCCCCGAGTTGAAGGTCTGCGCTCATTACGACTTCGACCAAGAGGCGACCGAGGCCGCAGGACGCAAGTTCAAAGCCTTTACGCCGCGCAACTGGGGATATCAGTTGCAGACCTATCCCCCGCATCCGGCCACCGCGACTGCGCTGATGCCTAAGAAGTCCAACTGACGAGCCGTGATTCTGCGAAACCGGCGCGAGTCGGTCTTGGACAAACAGGAGATAAAAAATGAAAAAGACTCAATTAACTGAATGGAAGGTTGAGTGGATTGATGAATACGGAGACATTTATCAGGTCGATCACGCCGATACAAAAAACGAGGCTATGAAAATCATAACTCGCGAACTTGAGGAAGGCGCATATTTTCATGAGATCCACTTAAACAAAGAACGCTCTTACTGGACTGACTTCGGTAATGGCGACGGCGATTTAGATCACCGCGAAATCCTAAGCACATTAATATTCAAATAGGAGAACAAAATGCAAATGCAACAAACAAGCCTCGATGCTTTCGAGTCAATCAATCGCGGAGATATCCCGCTTAATCATCAACTGATTTTGATGTTCAAGCCAGAAGCCAACTTGCGTTATCCGAACTTCACTTGCGACGAGTTGGAAATCAAAACCAAGCGCAAGCATCAAACTGTTTCGGCGGCGATAAATAGATTGATGAGGTCAGACGTAATTACTGACTCCGGAATTCGCCGAAGAACGTCTTCGGGACGCGATGCAATCGCTTGGAGATTGAATTCTCAATTTAGCGAAGGATTGAGCGATGAAGAATTCCTCGCAGAAATTCTTGCTTTCATCAAGGAGCAAAATGAAAAATACTAATCAGAAACTGATGCGGCTCATTAAGAAGCACGAACTCACCGCGCAGGAGATCGCCGACTTGCTTTATGTCAGTCTCTCAGCGGTAGAGCATTGGAAGACGCCAGAGACAAGCGTATCGCACCGCGTGATGCCGCAAGCGATGCTTGAGTTGTTGGAGATAAAGTTAGACGCCTAACTTCTCGCGCTTCGTCCACCACTCATCGCCGGGGCTGGTATCTGAATTGATACCGTGTTGAGCGGCCCACTTTAAAAGAGCCGCCAACGCCTCGGTCTTTGTTTTGGCTTTTATGATCTCCTCTCGCACTTGCGGCGCGGTCATCATCCGGCTTTCAATCATAACCTTCACCGGACAATACCTCTCGCGCTTGAGAGGATCGGGTTCAAGATGTTCGGGGTGATGAATTTCCATTTAGCATTCCTATGTCCACGCGATGCCTCTCGACCTCGCCGTGATCCTTCGCATGAACGATTGCATACATATCCCTTCCGCTCCTGTAACCTTTGCTCGCTGTCCACGCGTCCTTTCCTGCTAATGTTCTGAATGATTCCCAAAGCACTCCCGGAAACTCCATCACGGTTTGCGAATGAATGTGTCCGGTGTACCAATACCGATGTTTTGTCTCGCCCCAATCTCCCGCCCGGTCGTGCGCCATGATTCCCGGCAGGGCTGTAGGCTTGCAAGTGTCGCCGTGGGTTGCGCCAATCAAGACGCGCCCAAAGCGATGAAACCAAAATTTAGATGGCGACTCGTCGATGATAACTCGCTCATTGCCTTCGTAAAACAATCCTAGCGCAATCGATAGCATCTGAGAAGTATGATCGTCGTGGTTGCCGATCAGGTTTTTGACGATGACCGTTTGATGCTTGCGGCAGGCCGATTCGATGCACTGCATCATCGCCCGAACGCCCACGCGCAAAACCTTTGCCCATCGCGTATCCACGTCGAGCGCGTGACCGCTTCGCAGAGTGCGGTTCTCGCTCGTGTCGCTGTGGAAAAAATCCCCCAAGTTGAGGATCAATCCCACCTCGCTTTTGGGCGAGCAGGCCACCAATCGGCTCACGGATTCACAGAGATTTTGCTCGGCAATCTTGAGGTCGAAATCGTCGCCGGTTTCTTCAGCCCACGAATACGCGCCAAGATGAGGGTCGCCCATCGGATAAACGGTCATCAGATCGGCGTCGGAGTGCTTCGGGGCGGCTGAGACCTTGCCTCGGCCCCGGTAATCCTCGAACGCCTCCAGAATCGCCTCGCGCAAAGCCTCCGGGCGTTCTGCCTCGGCGGTGGTCTTGACCCATTGGGCCGTTTGCTCCCCATCTGCGTTGTAGAGCGTTGAGACGCCCTTGACGGCGAATCCTGGCGGGGTGGCATGGGTAAGGCCGTGATCCGGCGAAACGCCGTGACGGGCCGCATATTGCTTCACACGGGCAATTAACTGATACAGGCCCCTTTCAGACAGGCCGATTTGCTTGGCCGTTTTCCGGCGGTTGCCCCCGTTCTCAATGAGGGCGGTGAGGATGTTTCGCTGTCGTTCTGTCTCGCAGAATTCTAGCAATCGTGAATCGTCGCACATGAAAGAACGCACCCCATTGGTATCGCGCAAATACCGCTGATTTTCCCTTCTTCGTCAACGCTCCCGCCGACCTTCAAAGTTTGTGCATCGCGGAAGGCTTCGTATCCAACGGTTTGAATTATAGGACATTCAAGTTCTTCATGCCCTGACCATCCGGGGTCTTGGATTGTGTCTCTCCATGTCACTACGATGATTTTCATTTTTGTTGCTCAAGAAGAAGCCCCGGTGCGCCTAACGCGGTGGTGCTAGGCCGCGAACAGGAGAGAAGGGAGGGACGCACCGAGGCTATTGTTTTTTCTTTCTCTCAAATCCGTTTGGAATCAGATACCCCAAAATCAAAGGAACGATTAGCACCGCGCCGATAATCCAACCACCGGCCTCGATAACCAATCCCATCAACGGCCAGAACCCGGTAACAGGTTCAGCGCAGGATTGCCCATCAAATCCAGTGGTCATCAAATGGGTTGCTCCGGCTCCAACTGCGGCTCCTGCCGCCGCACCCGCCGGGCCACCCACTAAACCGCCGATCCCCGCCGCCGCTCCAGATACGCCTGCCGTCGATAACGCGGCACACCCAGAGACAAAAGGCGCGGCAAGAATCAGGCCGATGGCTTTCATTTTATGTCGAGTTCCTTATAAAGCCGCTCGACGTATCGGCTTGCGAACTCAGGCAAGAAGAAAGGCACGATGGCGTGAACCATCACAATAATCGACGCGACAGCAAAGCCGACGCTGATACCGGCGGCTCGCTTAAAGTGTTGCCACCAAGCGGCCCAACCTTTCTCGATGTGTTTTGAGTCAAATACTTTCATCACCACGCCTTGCACGACCAATATCGTGCCGTTAATTTGCTCGGAGGATCGGTGTCGCAACGCATCCGGGCGCGGAAGTTTTTACGCCGCTCCGGGAATTGCTTTTGAATCCTCATATCAGGATCGCCAAAACGGATGAGTTTTACCTCGTCCTTTTCTTTGGCAAGCACAGCGAACTTCTTAGACTTGCCGGGAGTGCGCTTCGGCTTGTTGTAGCCAGAGAATCGTTCGCCGCGATAGGTAATCATTAGCGCATCCGTTTGCGACCATTGTTCTTGCCGGAATATGATTTCTTCGGCTTGGTCTTTTTCATCATCGGGTTGCTGTAAGGGATGTTCGAGTTTCCTACTTTGGGCATTTTTACTTCCTTTTCATTTGTTTGCGGTAGCCGGACGCATAAATCGCTTGCGCCTGTTTATCGGCTTGCTCTCGGGTCGGATAGCATTTGCCAGTCGTGCCCCATTGATAGCCGAGTTTGCCGTTAGGCAATGTGCAACGCTGAACCGGCATCAGCGCATCTCTTTGCCGAAGGCTCGGTCAATGGTCGATTGCAAGGTTTCGATCTGAAAACGCATCACGTTTAAATCTTTGATCGCTTCAGCAATCGAATGATGATCTTCGGTGATCTTTTTTAGGTTGTGGATTTCAATAGCGCACTGTTGCGCTTCGGCTTCCAATGCCGGAATGGTCTTGTCGGTGTATTTCTGCAACGCCGCAACATCTGACGAAAGTCCAGAGGCCCACCAGATCGCGGTCACGCTTTGCCCGATCACGAAGATGATCGCGCCAATAAGATACGTCGGGATATTCATGCGTTCAGCCATTTAGTAATCATCGATGCACCGGACGCAGTGATCGTTGTTATTGCTATCAAAATGCCAATGCCGAGACCGCGATGCGTATTTAACTGAGCCTCTAGGCGACTCATTCTGTCGCTCATCTCATGCATCATTCTTTCTGTGCTTTCGACCTTCTCCAAAAGGCGTCCGAGTTCTTTTGCGCTTAGGTCGCTCATAGTTTGTTGCCTTCTGGAAAATCAGGCGATGGGTTGATAGAAAAAGAAAAGCCTTCGCCAGATTGACCAGTGAACACAATGCAAGCGGTCTCGCCTTCTACTTTATCCATGCGAGACATAACTAAAGTGCTTGTGGTACGTTCTAGGTTAGTGAAAAAGATGATCGTTGAATTATCCGTTTGATGGCTCAACATAACCGGAGCCTCTTTCCAATCTTTCGCAAGCAGATCGATCATAAATTCGAGCGAGTCCGCGCAGAACAACTGGAAAGGAACCTCAATCGGATAAAGACCGGGAGGCGCAGGCTGTTGCGCTACCGAAGGCGAAGCCCACAGCGCGACGATTAGCGCAAGTGCTTTTCTCACGGCTTTGGATGCGCGGCTTTTACTGCGGCGATATGGTCAGCCCACGTTGTCGTGCCGTTTACCGAATCCCAGTATCGCATATCAAGTTGGTCAGCGATGGAAGCATAGGCTTCGGCTCGATCTCGTCGATATTGGGTGGCGGCGTGTTCTGCTTCTAGCCTTGATACTTCTGCGTCGTATGCAACTTGGTCGATAGTAACAGCATTACCTTGTGCATCCATTGCTCCTGCGGTGTCATCAATAGAAACAACGTTAGGATGAGTGTTATAGATCGCCTGATGGTTCATCCTTCTATCTCCATTGCTGTAATGGTTGAAACAAATCTTGGATCATAAGCGGCTTGGTCATTGTCTCTACCAACTCTGTTTACATAAATTGTATTACCGTTAAATCCGGCTAGTTTTATTTTGTAAGTCAATGCGCTTGTTGAAGCCGGGGAGTCAAGATAATTCATAGTGTGTATTCCAACAGCACCACCATCGGTACCTTGCAGGACAACAGCCCAAGTTGTTGCTCTGGTTCGATTTGATGCGGCATCGCCAATAGCAATGCTTGTTCCAGACCTGTCTAAAATAACTGTAGTGCCGAGAGTTGTGGAAACCTGAGTTGACGTGTAAACATTGTAAAAAACCAAAACTTTGTTTGATGTTGATGACGGAGTTATATTTACACTTAATCCTGTAACATCAACAGTAGTAGGAAGGCTTGCAGGAGATGCACTAAATACGTCAGTTTTAGTTGTGCTAACAACCTGCAATACCTTCCCAAACCCACTAGCCGTACCGTTGTTAGTAAGAGTAACGCCAGAAGGTACGGTAAGAGTTTCCCCAGACTCGCCTAGAGTAATCGTCCCAGACGCAGTACGTGCTGAGAGTTTGTCTGTTTTTACATGGCTCATGGTTTGGGATACCTCGCTTTAATTTCTTGACGGATCGCCTCAAGAGCGGTGACTGCTGACATACGTTCTTCCACTACGCCTTCCCATAGGGCTACGACAAGTGCTTCGATGCTTGGGTATTCAGCGGCTCGATCCCGTTGATATTGCGTGGCAACGTGTTCTGCTTCTAGCCTTGCCTCTTCGGCGGATACCGCTACCTCATCTATAACCACGGCGTCGCCGTTCTCGTCAAAAGCCTCAAACGGACCGCTACCCTTAACAACTCTCGCATTCGGGTAAAGTCTAAAAATAGCGTCATGATTAAATCTGCTGTTACTCATAACTTTACCTCTAAAACGATAAGGGTTCCTTCGTAATGGGTGGCATTAAAGCCGCCGTTTCGGGAAGATAACTGAAAGGTTAATTCTGGGTCATCCGCCGGGGCTAATCCAAATCTCTGCGAATCGTGCCAGTAAATATTAGTGTGAGTTACGCCCGGAAACTCCTGACCAATAATTGAGCCGTCAAGGTGTATCTGATAAATGGCAGCAGTTTCCCCAGTAACACCCTTACTTCGCCCTTCGAAAAACGCGATTATTGAATTGCCAGACTTCACGCCAGTTAGTGTGGTCGTGTATCCGGTTAACGTGGTGTTGGACGTGCTACTCGTCGTCGTTTGGGTATCGTCTGTAATTCTCCAAGCGTTCAGGAGTTTTCCCAGCCCAACCCCAGTACCGTTATTGGTAAGCGTTGCACCGCTGTCGATGGTCAACGATCCACCACTAGGAACTGTGATTGCTCCTGCTCCTGATAGCGTTGCCCCAGAAGGCACAGTAAACGTATCGCCGCTGTCTCCGATTGTGAAAGCCGTGCCAGTAGCAGGGCTTATCTTGTTTGCTTTGATTTCCGATGCCATTAGACCGCTCCAATCAATGCGTTAATTTCTGCCTCGGTCAATCCCAAAGCCTCCAGTTTGGATCGCGCCGACGCCTTGTCCGCTTCCGCTTGCAGTTGCTCTGCTGTTGGTTCTGGTTCGGGTTCCGGCGGGCGAGGCACAAATGCGCCATCGGTGTACGCGCCGCCGATCCATGCGTCGTGAGTGGCTTCGATCAATTGACCATCTGCTTGGTATTCACCGCCGTCCCATTGGATGAGGTTTTGCACGATGCCGTTTTTAACTATTGCGTATTTATGACTCATCCTGCGATCTCCCAAACTATTACAATGCCGCCAGTGCCAGCGGTTCCATTTGTGGAGTTTGTGTTATTTTGGGTATGTGGCCCCGCCGCCCCAGACCCATAAGACCAGCCAGCGGCCCCTACGCCTTGATTTTCATCGCCCCAACCGCCAGACCCCACAGACGACGATCCACCGTGAGAGGATTGGGTCGTATTTGAGTGGCCATGGCCACCCCGCATATTTACGTCGCCGCCTGTTGCGGTGCCTCCAATCCCCCCTTTTCCTGTTCCCCCATTTATTCCTGATGTTAAGTTATCGCTGCCGCCCCCGCCATTAGCCGAGCAATGCGAACCAAATGAGGATGTTCCGCCATCGCCTGCATCTGCTGTGTTGTAGACCCCTCCACTTCCTCCTGCGCCAACTGTCACAGACTCGCTAGAGATTGCCGAAACATCGATAAGTTTTATAGAGGTTCCACCTGCGCCGCCTCCGCCACTGGAAAAATTGTTTAAGGTATCAGTTCCTTTTATCCATCCTGATCCTCCACCTCCTCCAACTACTTGCACCATAACTTTCTTAATCGTTACGCCAAGTGCCGCTTCACGGGTGGCTTTCGTCCAAGTGCCAGACGAGGTAAAGGTAGATACGCCGACGATGCCGGAAGTAAAACCAGATGCGCTTGCTCCTGATCCTAGATTTACGGTATCGCCGGAGCCGCCGATAGTGATGGTGGTTCCGCTCTGCGGGATGATTGCGTCTACAGAAACCTGACTCATACGATTGTCCAAGTGCTACCCGAAGGCACGGTTATAGTTCCCACGATGGTAACTGGGCCTGCCGTCATCGCGTTGTAATCTGTGGTGATCGTGTAATCCTGATCGATGCTGATTTCGTTTTCCCAGAAGGTTTCCTCGCCTGATCCACCAGTTGCGCCACCGCCTCCGGCTCCGCTGATCTGAAGCCAATCCGTGCCATCAAAGGCAAGCAGATAAAAAGCATCCGAATCGATATCGCCTGCGGCTACGTTCTGCTTAGTGCCGCTGACCACTTTCTTGATCGACACTGCGCCGTCGCTTGTGCCGACGTTAAGCGTCGAAGCGGCGGTGTTGTTATTGTTCGCTTTGAAGATGATGGTGTATCCGGTGTAAAGCGAATCAGAAGCGGTAGCCGTTGGGTTAGTGACCCCGGTGTAAGTCGTTGTCGATGAACTTGTGTCTGGGACATACCAACGCGAGTCGATAGGGGCATTCCATCCCGGAGTGCCGCCACCCGCAAGACCGGAAATTTCGTCCTGATTGTTTTTCGCGTGTTGGGATAACGACTTGGCATATTCGTACCAGTTCGTCGTACCCTTCGCGAGCGCAATGATCTGCGCCAGTGAATAGGTAGGGCTTTCAGCCATTTTACAAACCTTCCTCGATTGTGAATTGAACCGTTGAGCCGACGTAAGAGATATCAGCACTGCCGTAATCTGTCAGCCGTCCGAGAATAGTGTTTCGGCGTGTTTGCGCCGTTGCGTCATCAGGAAAGGCTGACCAAAGCACATCACCGCGCCGACCAACGGAGCGGAATACTTCAAGCACATCGCCTTCTTGAATTTTATCTAAAACCGCGCTCGTTGCGCTTGCGTATCTGAAAGGATCGCGGCTATCGGAGCGCAATGCGCCGCCGCGTGTTCGCGTCAGTTCGGTCTGCTCGTCCCATCCCATGCTGTAACCCTGCACTACCGGGATATCGATGCTCTGTCCGAGTTTGATGCGACCGGCTTGAATATAGCCATCCGCGTTAGAAGTATCGGTAATGATGACGCGGAAATATCTTGCCACATAAACGTCGCCGAGCCAGATCACGGTGAACGGTTGCGCCCATCCTTCCGATGAATAACCGCCGTATCCTTCCATGCCATACGGCCCCTCGCCCCATCCGTAAAGCGGATCAGTGCCTTCAACCGTGTTGTCGTAAACGATATCGGTGTGCGCCGCGTCGTTGCTCAAGGTGAGCCGGACGGATGCCGTGCCATCATTGGATAGATTGTGCGCGTAGATGCAGAAAGCATTATTGCGCTTATCCTCACCCAGATCAGCGGTTATCGTCTGCGCGGCTGTGGATGTGCTTCGCCAGATGCGTCCGGGTTGCACGTTCAGCAAGTTGCTTGCGAGATAAGTTCCCGCCTCGCTTGTTGCTGTAAGCGTGAGGCCGTCGAGGTGGCTAGTGCCTAAGAGTTTGCTATCGCCCATTTATTGCCACAAATCCACTTCAATTTTGTTATCAAGCAAGTATTCCGTGATGCCTGTCACGATGCACTTGCTCCCACTTGAAAGCCCGAATCGATCATCCTGCAAGGTCACGCAAGAACCTATCTCGATCTGCAAGGGCGCGACGTATGCGCTGACGTTGTAGGTATATCGCTGAACCTTAAAAAGATTTAAAAGGCGCGTGGCTTCTGTGCTTGCGTCACTCGATCCCGTGATGGTACTTGCCAGAACGTCAGGGTCTTGTGCAAGCAGATGCGTTGTCTTGACGGTTGCATCTTCGGCTTTCGCTACGTTTAAAAACTCTACTTCGAGAAATGCGCGTTCTTCTTCTGTTACGTCTGCTTTAGTGCCGACATCCATTTTGTGATGATTGCGTTTGTATCCGACCCGAACTCGCCATTCGGGTACGTCGGCCTTTTGGATATTTAGATCGCCATGCGATTCAAGATTATCGATGGTCAATTCAGATGTCTCGCCGGACGGGTCGTTTAATCTTGCAAGAGTAAACTTGCCGTCACGATCAAAACCGTAATACCAACCAGCAGGAAGAACAGAATCAAGCGCATCCAAAAGATTCGTGCGCTTATCAAAATACATTCCTATCGTATAAGGAAAGTCCGTATTGAATTGGGTAAATGCGGCGGTATCCAGATCGGTTGGATCGGTTAGCACTCGACCGACGATCTCTCTGATTATGTCGCCGGGAGTTGTCTTGTAAGAGCCGCTAGGCTTGTGGCCTTGAACGTCGCAAGTAACGTGACCTTTGGGGTCAGAGTTAAGCGTGAACTTTCCGTTGGTTAAATCTTTAGTGACGGTCAACGATGTAGCATGTCCGTCCACATAAACTTGAACGATGTCCTCGATCTGCCCTTCGTGGACTTGGTATTCGTGCGTTGCCTGATCGATAAGAACAGGTTGCGCGTTGTAAACCTCGCCATAGCAAAGCGGTATGACCTGATCGGTCTCCACGCCAGAAGCAATCAAAGAGGTCTGCAAAGGCACATCAAGTTTGCGCTGATTGTCGCGCAGGGTCAGATTAAGCGTGTAATCGTCGGCAATAGAAAGCCGCTCGACCACGCCGGTCAGGATCGTTCTAAAGTCCGCAATGTCCCAGTAAGGATCGCCGATCTTAATAATCGCGTCCCTGCCATCCCATGCGTAATTGATCCATGCATCTCTATCGCCGTCGCTGTTATCTATCGATATCTCACCTATCGACACATAAGAACGACCGCCAAACGCCTCGCTCATCGTCGTGCTGAAGAAAGGCGAACCTTTAAGGACGCCTTCGTAAGTCGTATTCGCCGGGGTATCTGACGCGCCCGTGTGAAAGTATTTCGACCCCAGATAGTAGGTCGATTCACTGCCCCCGCTGTAGGCTTTCACTTCGGCTAGCAAAACGCGCTCCTGTTGAGGGTCTGCAAGCCAAGCCTGATATTCTGCATCTGAAACACTCAATGCCGTCCCATTCCCGCCATAGCAAGTTGACCACGGCTTACCGCGCCGACGATTGGCTTGGCTACCACGTTAGCAAGATCAGCACGAAGGGCGCGGAGTTCTTTGACCACGCCGCCGCCATCGCTACCGCTTGCACGTTGCTGATTCGGTGTTTCGACTGTGACGCGCTCTCCCGGTGTTGCCATAAACGACACCCGTTGCGAATCCGTACCACCGCCACCGCCGACTATAAACGAGCCGCCGTGTTGTAATCCACCGCCACCGCCACCGAAACTAGCGGCTTGCCGACCTTTGTCGATAGCAATCTGAGCGGCTTCGGCTAGGCTATTCATCGCGCCTTCGGAATCCTGCACACCGCGCACTATGATATCGAACACATCAGCAGACATATGACCAAAACCTTCAAGGCCCATCTGCGCCATTTGGGTTGCTGTCACGAAGCCTTTTTGCATGATGTTCTGATATTGATTCGACTTGGTATTGACAGCCATCAAAGCGTTCACGCCAGATTGCCCCATCTGAGCGAATGCCTGATCCGCTCGGACTAATTCGCTGTTTACCAACTCGATGCCTTCTTTGGCGATAACTGAGGGGCCGTGTAGATCGAGAAGGTCTTGCGCTTGTTTTACAAATGGTTCCTGACGCTCAAGGATAGACATCAGTTCATTGAAGTTATTGGCGCGGATGATGACGTTGCCAAACTCGTCTTTCATCTCTTGCATGGCGAAACGTTGCAGGCCGAATGCTTTGCCAGACCACATTCCTATTCCTTCGTACATCTTCGCGGCGGTTGCGCCGATCTGAACGTAAGTTCTGCCGCCATGCTCGCCAAGCACGTTGTAATCGCCGACAAGTTTTTCAGTCGTCAAGCGGCTAGTAATGGCGTTATCGCTCATCAGCGATCTGAACTCGGCTTTGAGTTCTTTTTTCTTTTTGGATATTTTCGCGAAGCCAAAAGCCGCGATTGCCAGAGGGCCAAGTATTCCGGCCCCGGCTGATAATGCCGATCCGACACTGCTGACGAATCCGCTACCCGCCGCCGTGCCTGCGGTTGTTACGCTCGAAGTGATACTGCTGAAGACGCTTTTGATTGCGGTTCCGATGCTACCAAGCCCGGACATAATCGAGGAGCCTATGCCGCCTGCCGCTGTGCCGCCTGTGCCTCCTAGACCCGCAAACTCCCATATTGCCGGGACGCCTTTGGAGATGCCCCCGCCTGCGCCTTTGCTGAATATCTTTGTGATTGCGCCGACTATATCAATCCCTGCACTTGCTCCACCTGTTAAACCGCCGAAAATCTTTTCCCAAGTGTAAACGGCGGCAATTTCTGCAAGCGTTTTAAGAAAGATATTTTTTACTTCTTTCAGAAAGTCTTTAACGGAATTGATCGCGTTGCCGGTGAATATCCCTTCCCACATGGTTCCCCATGCGCCTTTAATATCCTCGAACATATCCGAGAAAGCATCTTTAAATTTGTTGGTCTTTTGCTCGGTGCTTACAAGTTCGTTGCCCAAGTCATACATTGATTCGGTTGCGGTATCAATTTCGACGATACCTTCGCGCAGAACTTTGTTTGCTTCTTTCTGCGCTTGAATCTCACCAACCATTTCGGTTGCAACACCGTCGATTGCCTCTATTTCTCGATCTCTGGATTCGTTTAACTTATCAATCTGATCTCTTAAATATTGCGAACCTCTTGCCATCCCGATCATTGAACCTTCAACCCTTCCTGCGGCACGTTCGACAGCGGCGGCCATCTTTTCGAGACCAATCGCATCTAATGCTTTGACCATCGCGGAAAGAGTGTTAAACCAAATGTTTAAAACCCATTTCTTAAACTCATTCCAGATGAGACGCATTTTGTTGATGGTTATCTTCCAAGCGTATTCGATACCAACAAATGCTTTATCCATTGAAGCGGCGAAAGAAACAACCAATGCTCTGAAGGTATCTGGAAAATCAAGGAACGCATCAAATACGTTTATATTTCCTGATATGCCTTTGAAAAGTTCTGTGAAGCCTTTTCCAATTTGGGAGAGATAACCACCAAATGATCGAAGTGCCTCATTCCAACTGCTGAATTCAGCCGCAAGTCGTCCCGATCTTATTCGAGAAACCAAGCCATCAAAGAATCGAGCAATGCCTGCAACCGCATCAGCCAGAACACCTGTCGCGCCGCCTGCTTCGTTCAATACTCCGAGGAATACTTGAAGCGAGTTTTTGAGCATCGTCATCGCTCTGCTGAACGTCATCGGCATAGCGGCAAAATCTTCATTGATCTGCCCGGTCTGACCGAGGATCGACTCAAATACATCTTTCGATAACACTTTGCCTTCGACAACAGCCAAGCGAAGTTGTCCGATGGTCATTCCCATACCCTCGGCTATCTTTGCCGCGATCTCTGGGGTGTTCTCGATGATTGAGTTGAATTCCTCGGCTCGAACCACGCCGCCTGCCATTGCCTGCGAGAACTGCCGCATGGCGTTAGAGATTTCGACGTTGCTTGCGCCGGATACGATTGCCATCTTCTCAAGCGAATCAGTCATCTGAAGCACTTGATCTCTGGTTGCCCCGATATCCGGTGCGGTACGCGCTAAAGACTCAAAGAGTTTTACAGTATCTTCGAGCGCGGTTCCTGTTTTCTGACTGATCTTAAACAGTTCACCGCTGATTTGGTTGTAATCACCTAGACCTTTGCTTGCTTTCTTGGTTCTAGCCTCAAGCAAAGAAAACTGATCGGTGAAATTAACCATGCGGGAAATACCACCCGCGATGACCGCAGTAAAGCCGATCTTTACCGCCGTGCCTAACGCCCGAAAAGATTTTTGCGTTTTGCCTAGATTGCTCTGGACAGAACGAAACGCTTTTTGCGTTTTATCCTGGGCGCGTATTTGAATGACTGCATCAGCAGTTGGCATCAGCGTTTCATCTCTTGTTGTTGATTAACCCACTCAAACCAACAGGCCCAGTAGGTCAATTCATCTGTGGTCATTGTTTCGGTCAGTTCCCCAACCGTCTTTCCCAGATGTTCGGCGAGTCTAAATATCAGGATGATTTCTTCGTCGCCGCTTCTGAGTTTTTTCTTGCGTCCTCCACGGTTGTTTCTGGTTCTTCGTTCATGGCGTTAATCACGCGAACGATTACGTCGGGATCGACTGACTCCATCAATGCTTTCTTATCATTGTTGTTGAACAGTTTTTTCCCATCGCCATCAAGCGCACGAATAATCAAAGTCTCGACGAGTGACTCAAGCGAGCCGTCGTTGACGTATTTGAAAATCCTATTCCGTTGAGCAAGCGTCGTCGGTTTGAAATAGATGGTGGCATCCCATTCGGACACCACCACCGATTCCATTGGAGCGACGAGTTTATCCCGCCAGTGTGTTTTCGCTCTAGCGAGAAGTTCAGCACCGTTTGACATTTAATCTCTCCTATCGGTTAGGGCGCGGTTCCCCAAGTTACGCCGCCAGTTACTTGAAAGCCGAATGAACGCTCAATGATGTCGCCCATATCGACGCTGACGCCAACGCTGTTAATCAGCGCGGTCATCGTCGCATAAGTATCACCCGTGTCCGCTCCTTCGGGGTACAGATTCAGCGTGACACTTGAACCAATCGTCATTGCTTCTTGACCGGTTGTATCGGTCTCGTCCCAATGGCAAGTGATCGTGCCGCTCGCGTCAGTCATGCCGACGATATACGTTTTGGAGGAATCCCCCATTGCGCTGTCTTCGACCGTATCGGCAGACTCGTCCAGAGACCAGTTTTTGATTTCGGCAACCGTATTCGCCCCGACTTTACAGGTGCCGTCTTTTCCGTGATGTGTTGCCATTTAACTTATTCCTCGTCGCTTGGCTTGTTGATGATAGGCTCTGGCTTTGCAACCTTTGCCCGTGCTACTGGCTTGCCACGATGTTTCCATCCTTTGGCTTCCATTTCTTTCTCTTTGGCAGGATGGACAATAACCACCGTGCCTTTGAGTTCCATTTCAATCGGTTTAACCATTAAGTCGCTCCTTGCGTGAAGTCGTAGGTAACTCGGACAGTGACCCGAATACCACCGACCGGGAATAAAAGCCCTTCATCAGTTTCGACCAAAACGGTCTCCGTGTTGAGGGCGTTGCCGCCGCGAGTTCTGTCTGCGTCCAGTGCTTCCTCGATGCCTTCAATAAGTTCGTTTCTGGAAGTGTCGATGCCTGACCCTTTGACATAACCCACGATGACATAATCAATCGTTCCCTGACGAGTGGTGTTTCCCATCGTCGTATCGGCTCGGGCTTCTTCGCTCGTTGAAATCCAACAAGCCGGAAACTGCTGATCCGATAATTCATCCGCTTGAAAAGGATCACGGGTGATCTTCTTCAGCGTTGGAGATGACATTGCATCAAGCACTGTAACAATGTTTGCGGCGATGTCTTCTCGTTTGCTCACTATCGAGCCATCCTTCTCTTAAATTCTTTTATAAATACTGAGGCGACTAAAGGCTTTTCTGCACTGCTGATATCAAAAAACGGTCGATCAGGAAGATTGCCCAAACCTTTGTGATGC